GGGATCGTCGGCGCTCTCCAAAACATGATGGACAGCCGTGCCAAACAAAGCCCAGATCATATCAACTACATCGGTCTCGATCTCTTCGTCATGCAGGTCTTTCATCAACCTGATACGAGGACCATCGATCAATGTCGTGACACTGATGTCTGCCTTGCCTCGTGAGTATTTATCATCTCTGGCAAAGTTTAAGAACGCATCCGGCAGGTTGTGATTGTTTGTAATTTTCATTGTTTTCTCCACTGTTTTGATGTTAGATCATAGGCAGAATGTAAAGTCAAATAGAATGTTTAAGGGTCAATATGAGTCATTTCGACATAACATTTACGGCTCTTGGAGAGCCAGCTTCTAAGGCTAACTCTAGGAAAATGGTTACTATTCGTGGGCGTCCAGCACTCATCAAATCTCAGAAGGCTAGGGATTACGTTAAGCAGTTTGAGCTGCAATGCCCCCAGCTAGAAGTGCCAACGACTGAAGATGTTCAGGTTGAGATGATGATCTACTACGCCAGCCGTAGGCCTGATCTGGATGAGAGCTTGATCCTAGATTGCATGCAGTGCCGCATCTATAAAAATGATCGTCAGGTGAAGCAGAAATTTATATACTGGGGACTGGACCGGGAGAACCCAAGAACAATAATTCGTGTCCGCTCATGTGATGTAAAAGATATTCCAGACTACCTTGTTATCGGTAGAGTATAGGTAGTCGATAAATTATAACGGTAGAGTATATTATAATATAATATATTAGGCGGGAAAAATATGACCCGTTGACTGGTGCCGTTTTTGTCTCGTATGATCGCCGGATCAGAGTAGGAGAATAGCCGTGCAAATCGAACAACAAGTTCGTGGCGAGGCTTACAGATTAGGGCAAGGACAACACAAAATAAAATGCCCAAGCTGTAGCCATGGCCGCAAAAACAAACACGATAAAACGCTTTCTCTCCGCATAGAACAAGACAAGATACTTTTTAACTGCTGGCACTGTGATCAGGAGGGAATTGTACCTATGCGGGAGAAGTTGCCAGAGACTAGGAAAGTGGAGCCAATGTCCGTAGCAAAGAACGTAAACAAGATGCCTCTATCAGGAGCTGCATTAGCTTGGTTAGCTAGCCGTGGTATCAGTGAAGCCACGGCCTTAAAGGCTGGATTAGTATCAACCAAATCATGGATGCAGCCTGTCGGGAAAGAGACAGAGAGCATCATGTTCCCTTACACAAACAAGGGACAAGAGTACGCATACAAAGTCAGATCGATTGAAACCAAAGCATTCATCTGCAACGGTGCGCCTCAAACCTTCTTCAACATTGAAGCGGTTCAACGCAACGACGATCTCATAATTTGTGAGGGGGAGATGGACGCGCTGGCCTACATGGAAACAGGATACGAGAGTGTAGTATCCATACCAAATGGTGCAGTAAACAAAATTACTAACGGGGCCATCGACCCTAAAGATGATAACAAATTCAAGTTCTTATGGGCTGCTGAGAAGAAAATAAAGTCGGCAGCTCGTGTGATAGTGGCACTCGACAATGACGAGGCGGGTCAGGCTACATCAGAGGAAATCGCTAGGCGCATAGGTAAAGACAGATGCTTCAAGGTTGAGTACCCAGAAGGGTGCAAGGATGCCAACGATGTGTTGATGAAGCACGGTAAGGAAGCTGTTGATGAAATCATCGTAGGTGCAAAGGCATGGCCTATCGCTGGTCTGTTTGATGCGTCCCATTTCTATGAAGAGATAGATGACATATACGAAAAAGGTATGGGCCGTGGCGAGAGTACTGGGTACGATAACGTCGATGAATTATACACGATTGTTACAGGCCAGTTGACAGTTGTTACAGGACATCCATCATCAGGTAAGTCAGAGTTCATAGATCAGATCATGGTGAACATGGCACAAAATATTGGATGGAAGTTTGCAATCTGCTCATTTGAAAATGAGCCACGCATCCACATCGCAAAGTTGATAAGCAAGTATACGCGCAAGCCATTCTTTAAAGGTGCAACAGAAAGGATGACTGAAGACGAGCTGACTGTCGGTAAGGATTTTGTTCAATCGCACTTTTCTTTTCTTTACCAAGCGGACGGATCGCTATCCTCTGTTGAAAGCATCATCGAAAGGTTGCGGGTTGCTGTAATGCGGCATGGTATCAGGGGTGCCATCATAGACCCATACAACTACATCCAAAAGAATGGAGACATAAGCGAGACCGACTGGATATCAGAAGTCCTGACTAGGCTTCGTGTGTTCGCTCAGTCCCATGGCATACACCTTTGGTTCGTTGCTCACCCCACCAAGATGATGCGGGATCACACTGGCAAGGTGCCAGCACCAAAGGGGTATGACATATCAGGGAGTGCGGCTTGGTTCGCAAAGGCTGACGTTGGACTAACGGTTCACAGACCAAACCCATCAGGTTCTAGGGTGTCTGAGGTTCATGTGTGGAAGTGTCGGTTCTCTTGGATAGGCAAGCAAGGCGATACCAACCTTGAGTTTGATGTGCCGACATCGACCTATAAGAAGTATGTCCCTGATCCCATACTGGACGCACCAACCCCATACACTGAAGTGGATAATGATTATCCATTCTAATGTTGACGGCTATTTGTGGTGGTGCTACATGTTGTGTCAGTACATTGATCCGCTTCTATATGTTCTCCTTTGTGTGTGACTTCTTTGAATGTTAGAAGGCAATGTTCTCCACTCTGAACTTCAGGCCACCTTCGGGTGGCCTTTTTTCTAATGAACAGTATTGCCCCCATCCATATTGAATACGTCCTTGAGTGTTTCACCAGTCGTGTGAGATATTATATCCCACTCACTTTGTAGGTTGTATGCGAGAACGATGTTTGTGATTAACGCGGTAACCTCTTGAGGGGATGCCTGTTCAGGCATGTACGATAAGATTTTTAGTATCTCTTCAAAACTTAATACATCATCCATGCTTGAACCCACATCGTTTTTTAGATCACTCAATTCATCAGCTCCCTCATTACGGTATCCTTTATCCTTCTGCGTAGCAAACTCTCGCAGCGGGAGAATTCTTTTTGATAGGATAGTACAGCATCATCTGAGGTTTTGTACCTCATTACCCAGCCAGCTTCGATATCTGGTTTCTTGTCTTTGATCTTGAGTGCGACCACTGACCAAGCCCTGATGCCGTCATCGTTAATGCGAGACAGTCTGCGCTCCTGAGAGTTCATGATGAACCTCATGCCATCACCAGCCTTAACTCGTGAGATACCTTTATCATGAACCTTCTTTACCCATGTGGCTGGTAGGTGAACATCAACATCTGACATGTAAGACCTTTGTAGATTGGCGGATACCCCACCGCTAAGGCTTGATGTGACATACCAAGAAAAGGATGGGAACGCGCACTTCAACTCTGTTGATGCGTACAAATCTGTCGCTTCCATGGCTTTATCTATGACAGTCTTTTGTATGTTGCGGGACTTCATTTTTAATTTGATGGAATGCAAGGAAATAAATAAACCACCAGCGTACTTAGCAGCCGATCTCATTTGACTTTCTGATAGAATTTTTAGTCCGAATGGCGCGCCTTCATAGTCAAAATTCTTCCATTGATACTGATGAGGATTTTCTGATATCTTTTTTATCTCTTCGACCGAGAAGCCGTTAATCGTCAGGAATACTTTTATGTTTGCTTTGAGTTGCTTTATTCTAAGGTAGTTTCTTAATTGTGCTTCCATGTTCTTCACTCCTTTTTTATTTTCTAGTGGCAAGTTCTCCACCACAACTGTAGTAACCACATCCATCCACCCAGTTATCTATATGCTCTGGGTTTGATTTTATTCTTGCTGCTTTCAGTAGACACATCATGACCGAAACATCTACGGCACTCACATGGACGCCCAAATGGATTGACCAATAAGCACCTATGGTTTCAAAGTTATCCTCCATATCACCGTGATCAGATGCCCTGTCTTCCGTCACATACTGTTTAGCCTTGTCTAGTATCTGACCTCGCGTCATGTTCGTCATGGTTTTATTCCCTATATGTTTATGCCCTGCATCCTGAGCTTGCTTGTGTATTCACGCAACTCATTTCTGGCACGTTGCAGGTCTTGTTGAATGTTGGGGTGTTGCTCGACGCGATTAACCTCGCGCTCGTATTTATTAACTTCATGTCTTAGGAACCTAAGTTCCGCTTGTTGCTGCAAGTTCAACACCTCGTCACCCATTACTCAAACCCTCCGGTCTTGCCCTTGGGCGCATAGATGAACTCGCTTGATCTGATTGAGTGCAGTTCATGTGAACATCTTTTGGGTTGTCGTAGATAACGAGAAGCGCATCAGACCTGAGAACCTGTTCACATTTAGCGTAGTTCTCAAACCAAATTTCACCTAGCATATCCATATCCTGAAGCGGATAATAGATTAGCAACGCAGTAAAAAATTCCATCACCGATTACCTCCAAACACTTTTCGGAATGCCTCATCCAAAATCTTCTCCATGTCATCTTTACTCATCACGTTCTCCTCTCATCCACTTTATATCCCGTAGTAACTCTGCTTTTTCTTTAGTTAACCTCTCTAACTTCTGGGTTAACCTTGCAATCTCAGTGCGCTGAATAGCTATCTTGCTTTGCAGCTTCGCGTTTTCTTTATTCATCGTTCAACTTTTTTGTAGGTAGGTTATGCCGCTTCTTTATTTTAGAGACGGTGTACTGACTGATCTTCAGCAATTTAGCTATGTCCTTCTGGTGTATCTTGCTACACAATAACGAGTCTATTTGAGCGACAATAACTGGGTTGTCTGAAGCTCCGTTGCTAGGACGCAAAGCTCCGAAATTGGCACTGTTCCTTCGAGCTTCTTGAACCTTGTGATTGGGTATCTGGTTTTCTGCTCTAGCCAATTGCTGCATACAGTAACCGTATGCCTTCTCGAAGCTAACTCCCTCTTGCATAAGTCGCTTTACTCTATCCAAGTCCATATCATTACTCCCCTAAGTTTTTAAGATATACCGTTTCCCCAAATGGGGCTGGCTCACCTCGTGAATAAGACGATACCCACATTGTTGGGTAATGCGGCTGATCCGGGTAATCGAATATACACATGTCTGAAAAATACACCATGTTATCCACATTGATATTATTTTTTTCGACATACTCGAACACTGGGCGGACTTCTGTTCCACCTCGACCATTGACCTCGATCTTCTCGATCTCCTCACCCTGTTCGTACCGCCTTACAGTCTGGATCACAGCATCACATGTGATTACTGTTACTGACCGGGGCTTGATGTCCGCGCTGATTGCGTTCACCTCACCCAAGAAATAAGACAGCTCCCCACTTGAAACAGAACCGCTTGTGTCGATGCCGATCACAACGTCTCCGGCACCAATCTTTTGTATGGATGGCGCGACTATCCTAGATGCGTGATACATCTTACGATGTGGCTTGCGCATACTGTAGTCATCTGGCTGATCGCCTCCGACAAACCTACGCATGCTGTCACGCCAGTCCACTTGGCTGCGCTTCATCTCCTCGATCAGAGACTTGATTGCACCGGGCAGGTTGCCCACTGCCTTAGCTCCGGCTGCAGCCATCATGACCTTGCTGTCTATGTCCGCTTCCATCTGCTTGGCTTCCGCCTCTGAGAGGGGCTTACCGTTGCCGTCAGACACATCAGTGACCTCACCAAACCCAGCGCCGCTGCCATACTTTCTTTTGGCATCCTCTGGCAGTCTGCTGTAGATGGTCTCTGCACTCAGCCCATTGTACTCTGGCTCATTGAGCGCACCCTCTGGCAATACAAAGCCGCCCTCGATCAGTATCGGATTGATCGCTAGATCACATGCGATATTCCAAAGCTCAGGGTCACGCTCACCGCGCCGCATCATGTGCTTGAACGTGACATGCAAGACCTCGTGTGCCATGACACCGACTGTCTCTTCCTGATCCATCCCATCAACAAAGGATGGGTTCCAGCGTATTGACTTGCCGTCAGTACACATAGTCGGGATGCTCTCATCTGGTGAGACATTCAGCGACAGGGAAATTGACCCAAAGAATGGGTGCTTAACCACCAGCCTCGTGATGGCACGAGAAACCTTCATCTGTTCTTCCATCATTCCACTCCATAAAAAAGTTCAATAGAACTACATCCAGTTTAAATGGGCGACTTTCCCCCGATGGAAAAGTTCAAGATAACTGCATCCGAGGGTCTCCCATTACCCGACTAGTTATTTTTTAAATAACCCATTATGTGCAATGGGTTACACCGTTCACTCATCAAAAAAAGAGTAACGAATTTTATTTAGGTACGTTTGCTACCCAAAATCGTCCACGATTATGTGTCAGAGGATCAGGTTTTTTCCCTGACGCATGATCCAACTGCGGACATCCTGCGACTGCTTCAGTTCCTTGTGACGGTTGACACCATCCTTGATGACGAACGCCGCGAACTCTTGCTGCGGCAAGCGGTCAAGATACTTGATCACGTTGCCAGCGTTCTTTGGGTTCATCTTAGATGAGATCGCAGCGCATACGGCATAGAGGACAGCCGGGTTGTCTGGTATCTCAGCCGCAGTGGGCGCAGCAATCAGGGCATCAATGTCAGGGACACTGTCATACATCTGTAGGAACCCGGTGAAGTCGGCTGTCGCAGCGCGTCCAACCTGACCAGCGATAGCCTCTAGCTGGTTCACTGGGTCAAGACCCCATGACATGATCGATGCCACCCGCTCCCATGACCGTGGCGATGGGCATGCATCTGCATCACGATCAAACTTGTGCAGCCACTCAGGGCGGAAGCGCAGGAATGCTGACACACGCTCATCGATACGCTTGCTGTAGTAATAAGCGATAGTGTCTTCCATGTCCGCCTCGATCTCTAGGAACATCAACCTGTCTTTCAGGTGAGACGGCATCCCGTTGGTGCCAGCACGATCCGACATGCGGTTACCAGCGGCAACGATGACCCAGCCCTCTGGCAGGTGATGTGGCCCAACACGCCGCTCGTTTGTGATCTGAGCTGCAATGTTCTGATTGGATACTGGAGCCTGTGGCAGCTCATCCAAGAACAAAATGCCCTTGCCATCAGTGGGCATCCAGTCAGGACGTTTGCGCACCATGGTCTCGCCATCATCTGATGGCACTGCCCAACCACCCAGCTCACCAGCATCATACTGGGCGAGTGACAGTATCTCGCAGCCAATGCCCTTGGACGCGGCGATGTCTTTGACCAAGGTGGTCTTGCCGATCCCAGCGCCAGACACGAGGTATGGCACAACGTACTGGGCATCACGCCCGTTCTTTGTGTTCATTGCAAAGTCGATAGCCGCTTCGCAGATAGCTTTAGCTTGTGTTAGTTTCATAACTGTTCTCCAATCTGTCTGACAGATATTGCATATTTTATATTATGGATTTGTATCGATGCAGTTTCGATCTCATCGTTGTATGATCGCAGGCCCGTCTCCGTCCTGCGCCTCACCGCTTCGTCGTATTGCTTTCGCAGAGCCAGCATCGTCTGATCTAACTCAGCAACGCTCTTGTCATCATACACTTCAAGAATTCTTTTCTTGTAGGCTTCGACGAAGTCATCGTGATCATCCTCCTGCAATCCGACAACGTAGTTTCCCATCTTACTCATTACAGTCCCCAATTTGCTATGCAGACGGGGCCGATCCCCATCTCTATTGATACAGGATCAGTCAGCTCTCTGCCGCAGCAAGAACAACGACCAGTCTCACGACCATGCTGCACTGCCTGACCCCTAGGATCACCTGCAACGCGCACTACAGCGTCCGCTGTGTCGCTCTGACAGCTACTCACAGGGATGAACTGACCCTCCATGATCTTGCCTTGGTAGTCTGGCCCACGCTTGACATAGACGGCACCAGCATTCTTGCCGTGCAGGGGTGCCAGAGAGAAGGCCAGCTCTGCAGCCCGAAAGACAGGCTTCTTGACCTTGGCTGTTTCAAGCAGGTCTTTGATCCGCGAAACGTCCACGGTGCGTGACATCTCTTTTCTGAACAGAGCCTTTGCTTGGACGTTCAGGATAGTACGCTCTGCAGCATCCCATTGCTTCTGCGATAGGTCACCCTTCGATCTGTACTGCATGACCAGTGATGCTGCGAAGTTATTCCATTCAGCCATAGCTGAAAGCTCTGTGATCATCTCTTCTTCGTCCATTACGAAACCCTCCCAAGCTCACGAATGTAAGCGTCACCAGTGTGGTGCTTTTCAACAATATCGAAATCAATTCCCTTAGCCGCGAGAGCGTCCAAGAACATTGACATGTGGCAATCTTCTTCAAGGTACAGCGTGGGGATGTAGGTATCTCCCTCGACAGTTGCGTAGCTGTAATCTTTCACCTGATCAGTGGTCAGGCCAGCGAGGCGGAAGTCAGCGTATGGCACTTGCAGCCAGCCGTGACCGTTGTCGGTGTGGTATGTATATGTTTTCATTCTAAATCTCCCTCATATTTCTGATCTACAAAGTGCCATGTGTTGGTCGTCAGGGTGTGATAGAGCATACCAAACCCAGCCCATCCTTTGACCTCTCCGCATGCCTGTATGATTTTGGCAGAGTGCATCAGGTCTTCTGTCTCGATGTCGCTCAGTTGACGCTTACATGTGATGTTCATTTGGAAGTCCCCTCATTTATAGAATTTATAGAAACGAACACGGCGTTCAGTGCGCCGGGCTGTGACATGAATTCTTTCTTGGCTTGCTTGATGGCGTCAGCCAGCCCATCAGTATCGACCTTCGATACTCTGGAAACCAAGCCTTCGACTGTGACATAGTATGTTTTCATGATGACCGCTCCTCATTGGCCCAGATCAATACCTTGCCGATCACCTTTGACCGCCGATCAGTCCGGCCCAATATCTCTTCCACAAAGTACTGTTCCAGATCAGCGAAGCTCTCGAACTCACACCGCTGGTAAGTTTTGCCATGAGCGGTGATATGGCTTATTGCTATATTCATTTCTCACTCCTTCAAAAAAGTTCAATTGAACTTAGCGTGACGGCCCCGAAAGGCCGTCCAACAAAGCTCACCATGCCAGCATGAATATCATCATGCCCACTGCGAAGGCTGAGAAGGCGAGGCCAGAGGCCACACCTTCCAAGAACGCCCAGCGTTTCTCTAATCGCTTCAACTTTCGATAGCTCATGATGCAATTCCCAGAGCGTCCATCATCTCAACCACACAGGCATCAACAGTGTCGTTCTCGACAGCCGCGCTGTCAGCCGCAGCCTTAGCCGCAGCCGTGTCGCGATAGGCTTTACGCGCAGCCATCAACTCACGCATGACGTTCTGGAACTCATCAAGCTCCTCATCATCAAGGCCATCCCGAAAGACATCACCCTGAACCATCTTGCCGTTCTCATCTTTCTTGGTTGAGAACTTGCCGACAACCTTCTCTGCCAGCATCTGAGCCTTGGACTTCTCGCCCTCACCCTTGATAGCTTTCGCCAGCTTGTTCTCGCTGTCGATATCCATAGCGACAAGGTCAGCAACCACGGCAGAGCCAGTGTACTGAGACGGGATGTCACCGATCTTCTCTTTGATCAGGCGGACGGCACCAACACCGTTCTCGACATACCGCTTGACGGTAGCGTCTTTGAGGCCAGCTTCCTCAAGCAAAGCCTTGCGCAGCGTCTTTGAAACAGAGCGCGGCAGGTTGCCCTTGACCAGCTTGACCTGAGCGATAGAGGCGATGACCTCGCCGTAGGCTGTCATCTTCTGGCTGTTTGCCGCGTCATTGTTGTCGCGGTTCTGACCCTTGAGGGTTCCGATCTCTTGTTCGGCCTGATAGACCACGTTGATTGAGCTGTCGGAAATTGTAAATTGTTTTGCATTTGTCATCTGTTCATCCTTTAGGCTGACGTTGCGTTGTAGGCATGATGCCTCCAATGACCCCGGCGAACCGGGATCATTCAAAGTATCACAACAAATGGTAGATGGCGGCGAGTATGCCGCCGTTGATAGCCACGACCAGCGCAGCCTTGTATATGAAGGGCAATGTCTCAGCCCAGATGTATATCTTGATGATGATGCATTCTCCTATGCTGCAATTTTAGTTTCTATCTTTTGGTCCAGCTCGTGCCAGCCGAATGGCATGCAGACCCATGACACCCCTGAGCCAGTGTCAGTGACGATGTCACCGACTGACATGCTTGGACGTTTCATCAGCACGATCTCATTGTGAACATCGTCACAAGTAAAGCCGTTCATGTGATCGAATATCACGGTCAGGGCGTGATCTGAAACAACCTGCAGGCAGGTGGTCATGCGGTAGATGTCATGATCGAATGTGGCAGCGACAAGCTCATCAACATTGTCACCGCTCACCAACCCCATGCGGAAGTAGGTGTTCGCCATGTCAGAGTTGCTGTCAGCATTGATCTGATCAGACTTATCTTTGCCCAGTTTGCGCTGGTGAATTGTAAAGGTTGCCATGGTAGTCCCTCCTGTGAAGTTAATAATGCAGCCCCGAAAGGCTGCACAGTTAAGATCACGATGCCAGTATCGACTGCTCCTCACTTGAGGAGGCGAAGCCTCTCTGAATTACACGCCCACCCTTTGCCCAGCCGTGACCGTTCTTGACACAGGCTGTCGCTACTCGTCCGACATGCATGATGTTTTCTGCATTGTAGGCATCGTGAGCTATCCCCGGCAGATCATCTGTCTTCCAGCGGTAGTAAGCGCCATCATAATCGGTGAAGGACACTGTCCAGATGCAGTGGCTTGAGGTGTTGCAGCGAACGCGCAGTATGCACTCGCCATCGTCCGCGATGATCACAGTCTTTACTGTGATGCCAAGGCTGTTGATCTTGTGTGTTGCGTTGATAGAAGCCATGATGTTCTCCTTTGGTTACATGAGGCCAATGATGCAGCCCGTAGGCTGCACTGTTGGGGTCACGCAGCGGCATCAATTGCCGCATACACGGTGCTGAGGTAAGGTGAGCCAGTGTGCTTCACATGCTGGCGGCAGGCCCATTGGAATTTCTCACGAAGGCGCTCTGCAAGGTAACGATCACCGTCAACCTCGGCTGCGAGGCGTTGGCGATAGATCGCGATAGCATTGTCTAGGTACATGGTGGTCTCCCTTATGAGATTGCGTTTTTGATTGAGATGATGAACGCCGCTGCGTCCACTGCGAGGGCAGCGTAGTTTCCCTCAGAGAATGAGAGGCATACAGATGCGAAGGCATCCATTGCAGTAACCGCTGCGTCAGCATCCTTGATGATAAGTTTTGACATCGTGTATTCTCCGAAAGGTTTCTATGTGAAACAGTCCAGCAGGACTGCTTGAGATAGAGGCCCAATGAAGGGCCACTTTCATTTACCACCTTTGCTGTTCTCTAAACTGTCTAGCCAGCGCAACGCTGAACCGTCTGACAGTGCCGATACCAGAAGACCCCGTTTTAAGACGATCACATAAGCATCAGTGGTGCTAACCCGTTTGGTGGGAAGGCCTCTCTTTCTGGGGATGATTGACTGTCGGTATGGAAACCCGGTCAAACCGTCCGCTAGGAAGGAACCTCTCTCTATTGCCGTTGCATGGCTTTATATCAATTCCGCTGAGAGCTGGCGGCGTTCGGGGTTCGGACAGGGGGGCAATCAGGGCCGCGCCGTCCTTCCGACAATTAGGTAGATAGTATTACTGGTGGCACTTATCAATACTTAATGACGCTTAATGATAGATGACGTAGCGTCAACCTCTTGCACTTTTCCCTGAATGCCCAACAAAACATGAGGATATCGTGACAATAAAAAGTTCATGGGATATGGTTGGCATAAGTTCAATTGAACTAAACGGCCCAAGCAGCTCGATCAAAATGACAAGCAGCTTGCACATTGGAGATAGAAGATGACAGACCAGACACCGAAAACGCCGACAGCCAAGCGCAGCGCCAAGCAACCTAAGCTCACAGTAATAGAGAACAAGAACACAGGCACCAAGACAAAGGTAAGGGATAGGGTAAGCGCAAGGAGTGCCAACCTCCCCAATGGTCTGACAGAGAAGCAAGAGGCGTTCTGTATGGGTGTGTTCTCAGGCCTGTCATTTAGTGATGCGTACAGAGAGGCGTATGATGCAGAGAACATGAAGCCTGCAACAATACATCGGCAGGCACATGAGCTAGTCATCAACAGCAAGATCACCACAAGATTAGATCAGCTACATAGGGACAGAGAGCAACAACAGCGCATGCAGAGCCTCTCTCGATCAGACTTCGTTTTGAAACGGCTGCAAGATGAGGCGATGAACTCTGACAATTCAGACGGCGCTCGTGTTCGTGCGTTGGAGCTATTGGGTAAGAGCGTGGCACTGTTCACTGACAAGGTTGAGACTGAGGATAAGACAGAGCGTGACGCCGCGACGATCAAGTCTGAGCTGCAGGCCAAGCTGGATCGGCTGCTGGGATGATCGACTGACAGGATCGGTTGGGATCAGACGGATCGCGCCCCGCCCCGTTTCAATGAGAAGGAACGCGCGACCCCCACCCGCCCCCACCCCCCCTGTTAGCCTCACCCGCCCACGCATGCGCATACATAGTGTTTCCCACAAACAATTACATAAGCTGAGGAATCCTAGACCCCCTCCTAAATCCAAATAAAAAAAAGCAAATGAACCTATAGTCTGGGTATGCTCGCTATATCGCCAACGGATGTGGGCTGATAGCGTACTCCCTTAGCGAGCAGTTTCTTTATATGGGCTATTATATGTTAGTGCCGTGGTTGGGAGGCGCTTAATTAGTGCTTTTCTGCCAACTTATCGATCTTACCTTCTAGGCGAAGGATGTGATCTACGACTCGATTGAGTTCTGATTGGTGATCGTCCCGCTTCATGTAGTTTTCGCGGGTCATATTCAGGAGAATGTTAAGTCTTTTTACTTCATTGTGGATTTGGTTAAACCACCAAGCCAAAGGCGCTATGATAAGCACTAATATGATATCCCAAATCATAGGTATAGAAACTTCCATGTAGCTTTCTCCTCACCCCCCCACCCTATACATGGTAATAAATTAGTTCAATAGAACTATATCTGTTACACAAAACGGATTTAAATACAGATTATAATCCGTTTAAATTACGTTACGTCACTTTATCACAAGTTACGCAACGTCACTCTTTAAAGAAAACTCTTATTTCCTATTATAATAGGTAGTCTATTAACTATAATAGGTAGTCTAATATCTATATAGGTAGATATATTGTATAGTATATAATATAATACGCGCGAGGCAGACCAGACTCCCATGGTTTGTCTTGAGGCAGGTGGACTGTCCCCACCTTTGTCCGCCTGCCACCTAAAGGAGGGACTATGCAGAAATTAACTGCGATGAAAGATAAGATCGCTCAATTGCCATTAGAGCAACAGGCAGAGCTTCTAGAGTTAATAAGTGAGCTTGAGGATGCGGAGAACAAGGTAAGCGCCAAGGATGACTTCATAAGTTTTGTGAACATCATGTGGCCTAGCTTTATATCAGGCAGGCACCACAAGACTATGGCTGAAGCGTTTGAGCGGGTAGCCAAGGGTGAGTTGAAGCGGCTAATCATCAATATGCCGCCACGGCATACTAAGTCTGAGTTTGCTTCCTTTCTTTTGCCTGCTTGGTTCTTGGGTAAATATCCACATAAGAAGGTTATCCAGACGGCCCACACTGCAGAGTTAGCGGTTGGGTTTGGCCGTAAGGTCAGAAACCTTATCCAGTCTGAAGATTTTCAGAAGGTCTTTAAGGGAATAACCCTATCCAGTGACTCAAAGGCTGCTGGACGTTGGAATACGAATAAGCGGGGTGATTACTTTGCTATTGGTGTGGGTGGCGCTGTGACTGGTAAAGGTGCGGACCTCTTGATCATTGATGACCCCCATAGTGAGCAGGACGCCCAACAGGGGCAGTTCAATGGTGAGGTCTATGACCGGGTATATGAATGGTATACATCAGGTCCACGCCAGCGCCTGCAGCCCGGTGGTGCTATTATTGTCGTTATGACTAGATGGTCCAAGAAAGATTTGACTGGTCAGATTTTAAAATCCACGAGCGATAGGAAGGGAATGGATGACTGGGAGGTAATTGAGTTTCCGGCACTGATGCCTTCGGGACGGCCACTCTGGCCTGAGTTCTGGTCTGAAGAAGAGCTTGAGGCTCTCAAGGCAGAGCTTCCAGTGTCGAAGTGGTCAGCTCAGTATCAGCAAGACCCAACGTCTGAAGAAGGTGCGCTTATCAAACGTGAGTGGTGGAGGGAGTGGGACAGCCTTACGCCACCGCCATGCGAAGCTATTATCCAGTCTTGGGACACAGCGTTCCTGAAGACGCAACGATCTGACTATAGCGCCTGTACGACATGGGGAGTATTTTATCATCCAGACAGCAATGGTAGGTCTCAGCCAAACATTATCTTGCTTGATGCTTATAAAGAGAAACTAGAGTTTCCTGATCTGAAGAGAGCTGCCTACGACAAGTATCAAGAGTTCGAGCCAGATCAAATGATCGTGGAGAAAAAAGCGTCTGGTGCGCCCCTCATATTTGAACTTAGAGCTATGGGAATACCTGTTACTGAGTTCACTCCATCTAGGGGTCAAGACAAGATTGCTAGGGTAAATGCAGTAACAGACTTGTTTGCAAGTGGTTCAATATGGTATCCACCTACCAGATGGGCAGAAGAAGTGATCGAGGAGTGCGCGTCATTCCCCTCTGGGGATCATGACGACTTAGTGGACTCGACCACTCAAGCTCTGCTAAGGTTTAGACAAGGCGGCTGGGTGAGAGCTGAATCAGATGACTGGGATGACGAGCCAAAATACCGAAGACCAGTTGAGTACTACTAGGAGCAAGTTATGGCTATAGAGAAGCAAATGGAACCTTCCGATTTTGAGATCGAAGGAACAGAGGCCGAAGAAATTGAAGTCGAAGTTGTAAATCCAGAAGCAATATCTATCGATACAGGTGACGGTGGGGTCATCATAGATTTTGAGGGCGGCATCTCAGATGAGATCATGGGGGGAGATCATGACGAAAACCTTGCTGAACTTATCGATGAGGCCACTCTTCAAAGTATGGCGTCAGAACTTGTAGAAGACTTTGATTCAGACCGTGAATCACGCCGTGATTGGGCAAGAGCCTACGTCAAAGGCTT